GAGAAGAAGGAAGAGAACCTGGAGGCATTTGCGCTCGGGCAAGCCCGCGTCATCATCACAAAGCCCAGCGTCGCGGGATTTGGCCTCAACTGGCAACATGCTCATTCCATGGGATTTGTGGGACGGTCATTCTCCTATGAAGCTTGGTATCAGGCCGTCCGCCGTTCATGGCGCTTTGGCCAAACAAAGCCAGTGAATGTGCATATCGCAGTTGCCGAAGGCGAAGATCAGATTGGCCGCGTCATTGACCGCAAGGCTGCGGATCATGACACCATGCGTAGCGCAATGGCTACGGCAATGCGCCGGGCGGTGCATCGGGCTGCGGCCATCAAGGTTTCATACAATCCAACGCATCAGGGGAGGTGGCCATCATGGCTAAAGAGTTTCGCTGCTTGAACCAGGTATCAGGCGACACATTCAGCGCCATCAATGGCGATTGCGTGGACGTGGTGCGTCAGTTACCGGATAAGTCTGTGGGGTTTTCCGTCTATTCGCCTCCGTTCGGTGATTTGTTCATCTATTCCGACAGTGAAGCCGACATGGGCAATTCCTCATCGGATGGGGAGTTCTTCGATCACTACGAATTTCTGATCGAGGAAATGGCCCGAGTGATGAAGCCGGGGCGACTTGTGGCGGTGCATTGCAGCGATCTGCCATTCCGCAAGTGGAAGGATGGCAAGATCGGCATCAAGGACTTTTCTGGCGACATCATCCGCGCACATGAGCGGCACGGGTTCACGCTTCACAGCCGGGTCACGATCTGGAAATGCCCGGTTGTCGAGATGACGCGCACCAAGGCGCTTGGGCTTCTGTACAAGCAATTGCAGAAGGACAGCAGCAAGAGCCGAACCGGAATGCCGGATTATCTGCTTGTGTTCCGCGCGCCTGGGGAAAACGAGGAGCCGATTGGCCATACGCCGGATGAGTTCCCGGTAGATCAATGGCAGCAATGGGCTTCGCCCGTCTGGATGGACATTCAGCAGACCAATACGCTCAACGTGAAGATGGCGAAAGAAAACAAGGATGAGAAGCATCTTTGTCCTCTGCAACTCGACCTGATCGAACGCGCGATGATCCTGTGGAGCAATCCCGGCGACGTGGTTCTTTCCCCGTTCATGGGCATAGGCTCCGAGGGGTATGTCGCGGTCAAACTGAAACGAAAGTTCATCGGCGTCGAACTGAAGGATGCTTATTTTCGGCAGGCTTGCAAAAATATCGCAGGCGTTGAAGCGCAATCCGCCAGCCTGTTCGATTCACTGGTAGCGGCATGACGCAGATCTGCGCCGATTGCAAGTGGATGCAGCGCGACAACCAGATGCGGTCCCGCTGCTATTCTCCCCAGCTTACCAAGATGCGGACGGCAGGCATCATCGTCAATTTCAAGCGCGATGCAACGCCGGAGCCGGATCGGAGCCATGAACTAGGCACCGGCAAATGCGGTCCCAATGCGTTGAATTTCATCAGGAGGGAGGGTCTATGATGCCGGTCATACCCCAGGAAACGCTTTCCGAACTGGTGGCGCTTCGCCAGCGTGTCAGCGACCTTGAGGCCGAGTTGGCGGAATTCAAATCTCAGCAGGCCGATGAACTCCGCAACCTCCATCAGACATTCGGCACGTCCATAGGACAGACCCGGATGCTGATTGCCTTGGCTAAGGGCGGCATCATGAGCCGGGAACAACTCATGCATTTCGGCGTGGATAATGCCGAATTTGGCGATATTCGGCTCGTGGATACGATGATCAAGCGCATCCGCCGCGCCGTCCCGTGGATTGAGATAACGACGCATTACGGGCTTGGCTACGAACTCACGGGCGACAGCCTATCCCGCGTCCGCGCTGCGATGCGGGGAAAGGCATCATGAGCCATTCAGAGACGGAACTCGTGGACGCCTTGCGCGCCGCCGGTTGCGGCATCGTGCGCCGTCCCGCACCTTACAAGCCGGAAGGGATCACGCTAGAAGGCATTTTACGCACCGTTTCGGAGGAAACCGGGGTTGCCATTGCCGATCTGACTGCGAGATGGCGCGATCCGAAATTTGTCCGCGCGAGATTTATTTATTACACAATTGCGCGCGAATTTACGGGAGCCACGCTGGCCGGAATCGGCAACGCCTGCGGTGGAAAGCATCATACCACAATCCTCCATGGCCTGCGGTTCATGGCGGAAAATCCAGACAAGTTTGAACCCGAGTATAGCCGGGTACGCAACAGGATTCGCAACAGGGGACGGGTGGCATGAACGATTACTGGACGGATGAGAAAATCAACATCCTGCGGAACATGGTCAAGGATGGCAATTCCATGCGCGAAATTGCGCTCGTTCTTGGGTGCAGCCGCAACGCCGTCATCGGAAAATGGCAGCGCATCCGTATTGCGGAGGGTCACCAGCCGCTGCCGAAGGTCAAGACGCCGTGTGGTAAGTCAAAAACCGCGAGGGAGCGTCCGGGGCTGGCATCCAAGGCTGATGGCGGCATCATGCCCGTTCTCAGGCTTTCCCCTCCCAAGCGCCCGCGCCGCGCCATCAGCATCGTTGACGTGGCCGGCTGCAAGTGGCCCATTGGCTACAATGTTAACGTGCCTGGCGGTCACACCTTTTGCAACGCCGCGCTTCACGATGACCGGTATTGCGAATATCACGTCCGGGAGAGCGGCGCTCATTTGTCAGACGAGTTGATCAAGAAGACCGTTAATTCCGTCTTGAGCAGCCTGAAGAGGGCGGCGTGAACGGGTTCTCTGGCAACACCATTCCCGATCAGGAACCGCACCACGCCGTGGAAGCGGAGCAGGCGCTGCTTGGAGCGGTGTTCCATAACAACGCCGTCCATGGCCTTCTCCGCGACCGCATTGGCCCAGAGCATTTCTATGAGGGGCTTCACGCCCGCATCTGGGATGCCATGGGTGAGGAACTGGCGGCAGGCCGTCCGGCAAACTATTTCACGCTTGCACCGCGCTTCCGTGATGATGAGACAATGGTTGCTATCGGCGGCAATCGGTATTTGCTGGCGCTTGAGCGCAACGTGGTGACGGTAGTCAATGCCACTGGATATGCCGACAAGATTTTAGAGGCGTATCGGCTCCGCGAGAGTGCCGCGCTTACCTCTGAACTTCACGAGGCTATTGCAGCCGGGGACGAAAGCGCCGCCCGGCAGATCACCGCCGATATGCAGAAGATCTCCACCGGCCACCGGGACGGCGATGCAGGGATGCAGAAACTCTCCGCGGTGGCGGATGCACTCCTGAATGACATTTCCGCCGCATATCAGGCTGGCGGCGCGGTCAAGGATTACGCTTGGCCGGGGAGTGCCGAACTTGCTTCGGTCATCGGCGGATGGCGTCAGGGCCGCTTCTACATCATCGCAGGCCGCCCCGGCATGGGCAAAACGACAACCGGCCTGTCATGGCTCATCCGCACCGCTCTTCACGGGCATGGTGTGATGTTCTTCTCCCTCGAAATGGGCCGGAATGAACTGACCGAAATTGCCTTGTGTGATCTGGCATATGACCGGCGGAACCGCGTAGAGTATCGGGATATTTCATCCGCTTCCGTCACCAAGCCGGGGTTTGAAAGCCGGTTCAATGCCATATCGGCAGCGTCCCAGCGGCTCGGACAAATCCCGTTCGTCATCAGCGACAAGGCCGGGCAGACCATTGCCGACATTCGCGCCCAGGCCATTCAGTATTCCCAGCGTCTGGCATCCCAAGGCCAGCGTCTGGAGGTGATCTGCATCGATCACCTGAACCTCATTCGGGCTTCTGACCGCTACTCAGGTTCCAAGACGGCGGAAACCGAAGAAATATCCATGTCCCTGAAACAACTGGCGAAGGAACTGCAATGCGCGGTCATTTGCCTGTGCCAGCTTAACCGGGCCGTGGAAGGGCGCGAGGAAAAGCGCCCGAGCCTGTCCGATCTCCGGTGGTCCGGTGCGATTGAACAGGATGCCGATGTTGTCATGTTCGTTTACCGGGAGGCTTACTACCTGGAACGAGCCAAGCATGATGACATGGCAGAAGAGGAAGACCGGCGCTCACGGCTCGAACTTGTGAGAAACAAGCTGGAAGTCATGTTCGGGAAGCACCGGGGCGGCCCATGCCCGGCGCTTGAATTTTACTGCGATATGGGTTGCGGCGTTGTGCGCGACATGGAGGTTCCGAGATGAATTTTTTTAAATTTCACCTCGGAGACTACTACAAGAAAACCAGCCATCTTTCGATGCTGGAAGACGGCGCATACCGTCGCTTGATGGACGCCATTTACCTCCGCGAGGGTCCGTTGCCCGCTGACATCGATGATGTTTGCAGGCTTGTCAGGGCATTCAGCAAGGAGGAAAAAAAGGCGGTATTGTCGATACTTAGGGAATTCTTCACTCTCACCGATGCGGGCTATACTAACGCTAGGTGTGAGGAAGAACTGGCATCCATCAAGGGCAAGAGTGCGAAGGCATCTCAGAGCGCAAAGGCCAGATGGAGCAATGCGAACGCACATGCGGACGCAATGCGAACGCATAGCGATGGCAATGCTAGCCATAAGCCATTAGCCATAAGCCAAGAAAGTAACACCGCACGCGAGCCGGTCACGAACCGTCACCGCATGATCGCCGTCGAACTCCTCGACAGGGGCAAGGCTAACCTGTCGTCATGGGAGCGGAAGTTCCTCGAAGACGTTTGCGGGCGGTCAACTCTTACCCCCAAAATGCAAGCCACGCTCGACAGCATCTCGGGAAAGATCGGCCTCACAGCCGATGCGCTCATGGCGCAATGGCGGAAACGGCTCGAAACAGCCCGCAAGGTCGGTCAGTGGGACGCCAAATGGGGTCCACATCCCAAGCGGCTTGGGTGCCTGGTCCCAGACGAGCTCATCCAGCCCGGCGATGGCGATGGCTGGACAGACTGGAAGGCCGCGTCATGAAGCCGATCGCAGACGTCCTCCGCGATATGCATTGGCCGGATCAACTGCGCGATCTCGCATCCAGAGTCGACCGGAACATCCCCGATCGATTGGCGCCTAAAGAGTTCCACGCCGAGAAATCCGAAATTGCGAACACCCTCCGGAAGATCGCGCGGCAGGCATCGGCAGAACGGAGGCAGGAATGAACCGCAACTCCATCGGCCCTACACCCGAACGCCTCGCCAAGGCAGGGGATCAGGTCGAGGCCTTTACCGCCGCCGACAGCGTTCACCACCAGGCGCTCCGTATGCTGGACGGCCATCCGCTGGAACGCCTCGCCAGCCGAGGCGTGATCACCGGCGATCAGTATCAGGCCGGCACGCGGTTTTACGGCGACTGGTACTATTCCGGCCTCGCAGCATCAGGTGTCATCGATCCAGCCCGCGAGGTCGTGGACGGCGGACTGATCATGCACGAGAGCGACCGCAAGCTCGCCGCCATGACCGCCTACAAGCGCGCCGTGCAGGCCATAGGCATGATCCACTCGACCGTGATCACCGACCTCGTGCTGCTGGAACAGCCAGTCGAGGAATGGGGCCGCAAGTGGTTCCGTCAGAAGGCGCCCAAGCTGGCCAAGGCGCAGGCCCATGCCGCCCTCATCCTCGCCTTGCAGGCCCTCGACCACCACTACTACGGCCAGCGCCAGAACAGGCCGCACGTCTCGCATGCCGATGACTACAGGCCGGAGATCCAGCCGCCCACTTGACTTCGGGTACCCGACATGATAGCGGTTCTGATCAATTCCAAAGCCTCGCCACAGTGCGGGGCTTTTTGCATTTTCAGACACAGGATACCGAATGCAATTCGACGTCCGCGACAACATCAGGGAAGTCTCCCGATGGCTCGACGACGCGCAGAAAAAGCAGATTCCCTTTGCCACGGTTTATTCGCTCACCCTCACCGCCCGTGACGTCGCATGGGAGGAGATCGGGGTCATGCAACGGGTGTTCGACAGGCCGACGCCATACGCGCTCAACGCGCTTATGACCAAGCCTGCGACCCGGCAAAAGATGATCGCAACGGTCGAGTTCAAGGAAGGTTTTGGTGGCACGCCTGCAAAACGGTTTCTTAATCCGCACGTCAATGGAGGGCCGCGGTCGCAGAAAAGTCATGAGCTGCTGATCGCGCCGCTGCTCAGCGGTTACAGCTATCTGGTCCCGGCATCGGGCTATCCGCTGAACCAGTACGGCAACCTGAATGGCGGGACAATCCGCAAGATCATCTCGCAGCTCAAGGTCTCGCGCAACACCGACGCCAACGCCTCGCAGTCCAGCAGATCGAGGGGCAAGCGATCCGCGCAAGCGTTTTTCATTCCCAAGGGCGGGCGTGTCGTTCTGGAACGCAAAGGGCGCGACGTGAAGCCGGTCCTGGTTGGAGTGAGGGTGCCTCGCTACAGGAAGCGTTTTCCATTCTACGAGACCGCATCGGCCGTGGTTGCCGACCGTCTCGCCATTAACTTCGAGGTCGCATTCCAGCGTGCAATGGCAACGTCTGGCTACAAGGGCAAGTGGAGATAATTTATGACCGCAATTTCCGTCACTGCTTCAAACGTCTCGCTTGTTTCAGGTGAGCCCAAGGATGGCTGCATTGCAGCTGCTGCCATCACTCCGGGGCAGGCTGTCTATCAGCTTGACAACGGCACGTGGGGCCTTGCCCAGGGCGATGGCAGCGCACTTGAGGCCGGGTCCAACAACATCGGCGTTGCCATCGGTGGCGCATCCGCAGCAGGCCAACGCTTCTCCGTCGCCGTCGCGCCATGCGTGGTTGGCTTCGGGGCCGTGCTGACTGCCGGCCTGTTCTACACCGTCGGCGACGCCGCCGGCGCCATCGTGCCCTCGGCCGACAACGCCTCGACCGACAAGGCCACGCTGATCGGCCAGGCCATCAGCACGTCGAACCTGATGCTGATCCGGGCCTACAATGCGGGCGCGGTGATCGCCTAGGCCACCCCTTCGACGGGTCCTCCCGGCGAGGGCAACCGATGCGGGTAATTCGGAC